GTCCGTCCACTTCGGCGGTCGCGGCAGGTGGTCGCGGCCGCCGTTCCTTGTGTGCCGCGCCGCGGCGCCGGAGAAAGGAGCGCAATGTCAAGTCTCCAGAAGCGGCTCAAGCTGCTCTCGTTCGGCCTCATGGGGTTCGGGCTGCTCGACGTCATCGCCGGCGTCTTCATGCTCGTCGCCTCGCCGCTCGCCGCCGGGCTCACCTTCGACGTCGCGGGGGAGGCGACCGACGGCGTCATCGCCGCCGAGGTGCTCGGGATCGTCGGGCTGCTCGTGGGTGCCTACTGCCTCGTGGTCGGCGTCATGGGTGCCCGCGCCGCCAACAACCCGCGCCACGTGAGCGCCTTCAAGAGGCTCGACCTGCTGCTCGTCGTGGCCTGCGTCATCGAGTTCGGGCTCGGCCTCGCCTCGGGCCAGGCCTCGTGGGTCGAGCTCGTGCTCGCGGTTCTCGGCACCTGCGCCTTCGCCTACGCGAACAAGGCCCACGACGAGGTAGTGGACCGCTAGGGCGGCCTGGTCCCGTCCCGTTTTCCCCGCGCGGCAGATTTTCCAAAATTCTGCTTGCGTCTCGTGCGCGCATCTGTATACTTACTTCTTGCGCGAACACATTCCCCGGTGGCGCAGTGGTAGCGCAGCTGACTGTTAATCAGCGTGTCGTAGGTTCGAATCCTACCCGGGGAGCCAGAACTTTCGCAGGTCATCGGGCGTTTTGCCCGGTGACCTGCTTTCTTTTTGTATGGCCCCGTTTTGCAACGTTTTGCAAGCTCAGTCCACGAAGTGCAAGTTAACCCTTCTCGGGGCGGGCGCGATGAGCTCGTTCGCGGCCCTCGCGGCCCCGACCGCGTCGGCCGATGCGGGTGCCAGGTAGTTGCTGTAGGCGACCTTCTGGCTGTGCCCGTGGATGGCCGAGTTGAGGGCGTCCGGCACGCCGACGCGCAGCATCATCGTCTCGTGGGTGGCCCTCAGGCGGTTCATGTGGATGAACGGCAGGACCCCCATCCTCCCGGACTCCCACAGCGCCCTCCACCGCTTGGGCACCGTGCCGGGCCCCATGCGCTGGCCGCGCCTGTTGACGCAGAGCGGGCCGTCGCCCCGCAGCTCGCGCAGCCTCGCCGCGCACGTCTCGAGCACGGGGACCGTCCTGTAGCGCCGGGCGTTCTTCGGCCCCTTCATGCCGTCACGCTGCGTGTACGCCGCCTCGACGGTGACCTCGCGGCAGTCTGGCGACAGGCTCGACCAGTCGCACGCGCGCGCCTCCGAGGCGGACAGGCCCGCGCCGAGCATCACGAGCGCCAGAGCCTCGATGTCCTCGCCACGGAGCCGTGAGAGCGCCTCTGAGGCCTGCTCCGGCGTCCACACGGGTGCGGGCCGCGTGTCACGGCTCGGGAGGTCCAGACGGCCCCTCATGGGCTCCTGGGCTATGAGTCCGTCCTCCCACGCCGAGCGGAGGACCGCGCGCAGGGCGCGGACGTAGGACGGCGCGGACTGTGCGGGGAGCGTGGACGCCCACGTCCTTATCGCCGAGCGGGGTATCGAGTTGACCTGCATGCCGCCGAAGTCGCCGGCTATGTGGGTCCGGTAAGCGCTCGTGTAGTAGTCGACGGTCGCCTTGGTCCTCGACGCCTCCTTGCGTGGCACGAAGACGCCCCAGAAGTACGCGTCGAGCGTCATGCGCTCGCCCGCGGCGGGGGACGAGCCCAGCTCGGTGCGCAGCGCCACGATCGTGGCGTCGGCCTCGTCCTCGGTGTCCACGACCCTGGAGAGCGTGCGGCGCGAGCCGTCGCTCCGGTAGCCGTGGGACACCGTCACGCACCACCGGCCGTTGGGAAGCTGCCGCTTGCTCCCGACCCTGCTGCGCTCCCTATTCGGTTTTCGTGCCATAATTGTCTACGCCTCCGTTCGTTCCTGCGTTCGGTTGGCTATCCGCCCGCGCGTGACCGTCAAGTTCTGCGCGCGGGCGGATTATCTTATTGATTTGGTTGCCTAGGCGGACACGGGCTCGCTGAGGGCGGGAATGTCCAGTGTGAACGGCTCCTCGGCGGGAACCGTGATCTTTATGGGCGGCTCACCGAAGTGCTCCTTCAGCCCATAGATTTCCATGCCCATCACCTCGTTGTCGGGCCACGAGTATTGGACGGACATCCAAGGACCAATTTCCATCTCCGAGCCGACGTAGTCGAGGTTGTGGTCTCCGAAGGCGACGTAGAGAACGTCAACGGAGTCGGCATAACCCATCCTGTCAGGCCGCATGGTTCTCATTGTCCCTCCTCTGCCGTGTATATCCTTTTACCCGAGACTGGCCTCCCGTATCTACTATAGGAGATAGCAACCCCGTCCGGCGCGAGCACCGAGTCGGAGAACGAGACGGTTACCCTCTGGTATGGGGGCTTTCCCGGTTGTGGGTCTACCCTGTAATACGTCTCCCTCGTCTCGTCGTAGGTGGAAGCGTCGATGAAGCTCGGGGTAGTGAGACAGTCGTGCATCTCGTCGTATTCGAGCCTGTCGGGGCCCTGGTGCCGTCCCGACTTCTCGCGTGCGTTCCTTACGCTCTGGAGGTCGTGGACCGATCTGCCGAGCGGATCTATGCCAGTCCAAACAATGTCCTCCTCGCGTCCGCTAGGCATTCGTCTCTCCCCGCAGGCCAATCATCTTGATGTGCTTGTTGAGCATGTCGCTCAGCGAGACGAGCGACTCGTTCGTAAGAATCACCCTGGAAACTAGCGCTCCGGTCGCTCGCCCATCAGCCATGTCGTCAATGAGGCAAAAGTCAAGGATGGCCTTCCCATTGACGCTCTTCACAACCATGTAGTCAGAGAACGCTCCCGCCCTCTTCCCTGCGTCCGCAAAAATCTCCGGCTCGACCTTCTTCGCATCATCCATGATTCCCTCTCCTCTTCTTTCCCTTTTTCTTCCGCCCTTCCCTCGCCGCCAAGCATGGGGACGGGAGGGTTTTGTTATCTAGGAGACAACAAGCGAGTTTAAGATTGCGTCGAAACCATCATCAGAGTCTCCCCAGACTCCGGAAATGACCATCCAGTACTGATCGTCAGAGAAAACGAGAACCAGCTTGCCGTCGAAGGCAGCGCCGCTTCCTCCGTATGAGATTTCAGCGGAATACCTCGACGCTCCGTTTACTGTCGAGTGCTCCATTTCCCCGACGATGTAGTCTCCACTGTCTCTGAGTGCTTGGGCGGTCACGTCGGCTATGTCTTGCTGTGAGGTCGATGACGAGTAACTGCTTGGATCGTTAATCTGAATCATGCCATCATCGTTTGATAAGACAACTGAATCAGACTCTCTGTTCTCGCTCCACCCCTCCGGTATTGGGTACGCCATCCCCTCAAAGTTGCCTGTCTCGACGTCCTGTGACTGCTCCTGCTGCTGCCGCGTATCGTCCGTCGTATCCCGTGCCTGTGGCGCAGATGAGCACCCGACGAGTGCAAGCACTCCGCAGAGTGCGATGACTACGAGTTCCTTTCTCATTTTTACTCTCTTCCCGTCGAAAGCTACAAAAGGTCGGTCCAGTCGACTTTGAGCCCGCTCTTTGACAGTTTATTTTCAAAAATACTGCGCAAGTCTTCCGCTGATCCAAGGGTGCACAACTGCGAAAGCTCTCTTCCCAACGGAAGCAGGACAGCCCCAGAAAAGTTAACAGAGATTGCATCGGTGGATGGATTGCTCACCAAAGCGACTTTGTCTCCAACCGTAAAAGGAAAAATCGTTCTAGGGATAAACCTCCTAGTACTCATGATTCTATCGTCGAGCAGCCCGAGTGATGCACAGGTTCCGCGGTCGATAAGTGATACATGACCATTATTGAATCCACCGTGCCGCTCTTCTTCTAGGACCAGGACTGGCGGTAGAGGCATCTTCTGTCCTTGATGAAATGCGAAGGGAACAATCGCGTAACTGCATATTCTTGTGAACGCCTGTGCTTCAGACTTACCAATCTCTGATAGGGTTTTAAGCATCCTCTTTGAATAGGTTCCGGGCTCATTTATCTCACCGGCGAGGATTGAGGCCCATGTGGCACGAGCGTCCTGATCGTATGCTTCCTCCGCTTGCCTGCGGAATTCGTCCTTCCAATCCTCGGAAACGTCATCAATTTTCTCTGTATCTACATCCATGCCGGCCGCCAACTCAAGGACAGCATCAAAGTTTTCGAGCTTTGTATATCTTCGTATGGCGTCTGCGCGTAGGACATTAATCAGGCTCTCCGGAAGCCCAGTTTCCGTTCCCATTTCATGGATTGACGCAAGGTCCTCCATCATCTTTCGAGTGGTGTAGGACTCAGCTTTAGACTCACTCCATCTTGAAATTCCGGAGAACATCTTGCGTATTTCACTAAGAGTCTTTGGAACGGCTTTGGCGACTTTTCCTATCGTCTTCGTCAGCTCAAGTCCCATCAGAACCCCCAGTCAAACGGGATGCAGTACCAGACCACGCGACCTATGACGGTTACGGTCTCGGTCCCCTCGACGCCGTAGTCATACACGGTCGGTTTGTACGTCGGGTCCGTCGAGTCCGGCACGAGCTCGAAGCCGTTTGCTAGCGCCCTCACACGCTTCACGGTGGCGTCGAATCCGTTCACGCAAACGGCATAGGGATCGCCGTCGTACTCGATCGTCTCGCACGGGTCGACGAGCGCCATGCAGCCGTTTGGCAGGATACGGTTCATCGACTCGCCCTTCACGCGGAGCAGGAAGGCGTCGGGATAGCGCCTGTGCATCTCTGAGGGGATGGGGAAGGTGTCCTCCACCTTCACCATCTCGATGGGGGTTCCCGCGGCGATTGAGCCGTAGAGAGGGCAGTCGTAGAACTGATTGGACGTTTGGCTCTTGAGCCTCAGTTCGCGAAAATCATCATCAAGCCGCGCCGTCTCCCAGTCGATATTGAGCTCGCGATATATCTTGTCAGTTAGCTCGGTACGGGTGTTCGCAAGGCCTCGGTCAAGAGCGCTGTAAATAGATGTGACAGGAACTCCGATTACATCGGAAAACTTAGAGACGCTTCCGTAGCTCGATTTGATGAGACGTCTAACAGCTTCTTCAAGTGTCTCCATGGTGCCTCCTTCCGAAGCTTCGTACTTCCATTCTATCTAATCCCAAATTCTCGTGAATATCGTATTTACAAACTACGAAAGCTCGTATATATTGTCACCAACAACACGAGATTTCGTGATTGGAGGTGAAAATGGCGTATCAAAACATCAAAGCGGAGCTCAAGAGGTGCGGCGTTAGCTACACGAAGGTCTCCGAGCTGCTTGATATGTCTGTAAACAACGTCTCACTAAAGATGAACGAGCGAGTTCCACTGACGGTCAGTGAAGCCAAGAAGATTCGCGATGCGTTTTTCCCAGATGCGAACCTCGAATATCTCCTCGAATCTGACGGTGACCTTCCCACCGAGCGGGAGTCCCGACTCGCGAACCTCGATGCCATCGAGGGCATCCTCGACAAGGTCAACGCAAGCCCCGAGTTCTACGCGGTGCTCGCTGACATGAGGCGTGAGGCGCAGGCCAACTAGCACCACCAAAGACAGACCCCGACCGCCCGGCGGTCACGCACCACGCACCTTGACAGTTGGATACCCGACGATGCGGCGGCTCAGAAGGGAGCCGCCACATGAAGAGAATCACGAAGAGGGACGCCATCATCTTCCTCGTCTGCTACATGGGCGGCGGGCTGGTCGGCGCGCTCGTGGCGGCGGCCATCATAGGGCTCGTCTCATAGCCCGAGGCAGAAGTGGAGGGCCACTGTCACGACCCCTCCCGAGAGAGCGCCTCCCAGGAAGCTGAACAGCGCGACCTTGTAGTCATGGAGCCTCTGGGCCCTGACCTCGTCCGCGCGCCTCCGCTCCATCGCGTCCCTGTCGGCGAAGTAGCACCTGCCCTCCGGGGTGAGGTCGCCGTACCAGTAAACGGCGGGGGAGGGTCGGCTCGCCTCGAGCATGCCCTTCGCGACGAGAGACCTATACGTCTGGGACTGCTCCTCGTACCCGTCGAAATAGGTGCGTCGCTCCTCGCCGAGATCGTCTCGCCCGTCAAGGCGGGACAGCTCCTCGTACAGCCTCCGGTTTACGAAGTCCCTTACGGAGCCAGGGCCCGTGCGAACATCCACCAGCTCGCGGAGAGCCCTCTCCTCCTCGCTGCTCAGATCAACCATCAAGACCTCCAATCGCAGTCATCTCGCTCAATCCTACCCAGCCGCCGCACCGTCGGGCATTCGGCTCGTCACGAACCGAATTATGGATTTGTCGGTTTTCCGAGCAGATGAAAGGCCCGAGCGCGGTCGGTCCCGCGCAGACGGCTAGGAAACCGTCGGTGCGGGCTCCGTTGCGACGACCCGCACGAAAGAGCTTTACCAAGGGTGGCGACGGAGGCCTCGACCACGGATGTGGGCCGGGCGTCGGCCTTCCGCCGAGCTTTTCTCCACCCTCCTGCACCGTGGGCGACGCGTCCCGTTCGGGTCGTGCACTTAGCCGTGCGGCTCTCGTGCAGCGCCTACGCATGGCACTCCCACATCGTGCCCTTCGGTCGGCAGCCTCAGCGCGGCTCAGGCGCTGGCGGCGCTACCGCTTGGGGGTGGGCCGCCTAGTGAAAACAGCCTCCAAAGAAACCTCCTTCGTTCGGCCGTCCACTAGGTAGCGCGCGTCGGTGACGCGGCGCGCGCGTGGCCCGATTCTACACCACGCATGACACAAACAGGAGGTGAGCACGTGCGCGTCAAGTCGAACGTCTGGAAGCTGCGCACGCGGCGCGGCATGACCATCGACGAGCTTGCGGAGCGCTCCGGCGTCCCGCGCTCGACGGTCGACAAGTGGGGGCGCGAGGGCGTTCCCGAGTCGGTCGCCCACGCCGTCCGCATCGCCGAGGCGCTCGGCGTGGAGGTTCGCGACCTCATGAGGTAGCGGTCTTCGAGCGCCTTCGCCGCGGCCGCCAGACTCGCGCGCGGCGTGGTCCCCATAGACACCAGGCCCGCGCCCGAAACGGCGGTGCGAGGACGGCGTCCCACCCCCCGAACCACCAGCCATCAGCAACCCGGCCCCTCCTTTCTCCGGGGCCGCCGTGACGCTGGCGGTCGCGACGGGGGCGCTCGCGACGAACGCAAGACAAGGAAGAGGCCCCATGGGGCGGCGACTCCACGGGGCCACGGACCATCGGAGGTGGAATCGATGGCAAGGACAAGCATAGCAGACGCCGGCTGGCTCCCCATCAGCGGGGCCGGCAGGTACGCGATGCTCGCGCCCGAGGTCATCCGCGGGGCGATCGTGCGCGGCGAGCTTCCGGCCTACGTCAAGCCGGCGACGCGCGTCGAGGGCGGGAGGCCGCAGTACCGGGTCAGCAAGAAGGACATCGACGAGTGGATGCGCTCGCAGCCGAGCGCGAGGGAGGCGATGCGCGGTGTGGCTTGAGATTCTGGCGGGCGAGCACCCGGCGGCGGCCAGGCTCGGCGCGTGGCTCGACGCGCACCCGAACGCGGCCGGTCTCGCCCTGCTGGCCATGGTCGCCGCCTACGGCGTCCTCTGCGGGGTGGTGTAGGTGCAGACGCAGGAGCAGGCCGAGGCCGCCGCGTACTCGTGCGTGCTCGGCCAGGCCGAGCGGCACATGGAGGACGCGCCGGCCACCGGGGGAAAGTGCTGGCAGTGCGACCACTTCCACGAGGTCCAGGCTAGCGACGAGCTGACAGCCGGGATCCGCAGGCAGCTCGACTTCTGCGGCGCCTGCGTCGCGGACGGCTCGGTGGTCATCGTCGACAGGGGAGAGTGGCACTCGGCGGACGAGTGCTGGGAGGTGCACTAGATGGAGCTGACTGACATCCAGCGCCTCGCCGTTGCCGAGGCAATGGGCAAGGCGATAAAGGACATGACCAACCCGCGCGGAGGGGCGCACGGCGCGCCCACGCTGCGCACGGAGGCGGACGACGCCCTGCGCGCCGACTTCGAGGCAAGCGGGACCGACCGCCGCCGCATCGTCATCAACGGCCAGGAGGTCGGCACGCTCAGCGCCAGACTCTCCAAGCCGGAGAGCGGGACTCGCGTGGTGATGAGCGACACGGGGCTATTCGTGCGCTGGCTGCGCGAGTCGGATGGCGGCTACGACGCACTCTGGCGTCTCGTCACCGCGAGCAAGACCAATCAGGCGGTCTTGGACGCCGCCACAGCGGACGGCGAACTCCCCGACGGGTGCCGCGTGGAGGACTACGACAAGCCCGCCCAGTGGCTCGGGACGACGCTGCGCGTTTCCGTGCCAAAGGTGGGCGCGGCCCTCGGCGGAGAGCTGCCGTCCGCCGTTGCCGGGCTTCTCGGGGGTGGCAATGCCTAAGACCAAGCCCAAGGCACTCGGCACCTCGTGGGAGACCGCCGTCGTGCGCTACACGAGGGCGCAGCTCGGGGACGAGCGCATCGAGCGCCGAGCTCTGCACGGCTCCAAGGACATGGGCGACATCCACGGCCTCTTCGCGCACGGCTACGAGGGAATCATCGAGTGCAAGCGCGTCCGCGACATGGGCGCCAAGGCGCTCGAGGAGTACCAGCGGCAGACGCTCGACGAGCGCGAGAACGCCGACGCCGACTTCGCCCTGCTTGTGGTCAAGAACTTCAACCACTCGGTGGGCGAGGCCTTCTGCTGGGTGACGCTGCGCGACCTCGCGCGCATCGCCCTGCCGCTCATGGTCAACGGCGGATGGCTCGACGCCGCCGACGAGACGTGGGTCTGCATGCCCTACTCGACGGCGTGCGCGCTCATGCGGGGCGACCGGTGAGGGAGTCCTGGCAGGCCGCGCTCAGGAGGCAGGTCGAGGAGCGCCGCGAGTGGGCCGAGAGGCAGCCCCGCCCGTGGTGGGTCTACGCGGACGACCTCTTCCGAGACCTCTTCGCCGAGGGCGACGACCGCTACGTCATGGACCGCACGCTCTTCGCGATGCGCATGGCCGTCCCGAGGGAGCCGACCGACCGCGAGACCTGCTCCGTCTACCGGCTCGGCGGCATAGAGCGCATTGTGGCAGAGGAGGCCGACATGCCCGCCGTCATGCGGTGCGTCCGCATGAGCGGCTACCACGGGAGCTACCGAAAGTCGGGGGAGAAAAGGGAGTACAAGTACTAAGGAGGATGATATGGGAGTGTCAGTGCTCCTGCTCGGCGCGAGTGGGAGCGGGAAGTCGACGTCGCTTAGGAACTTCGAGCCCGACGAGATCGGCGTGTTCGACGTTGCGGGCAAGCCCCTGCCGTTCCGCAAGCGCCTCAAGGTCGTGAGCCGGCCAAGCTACGGCGTGATCATGAAGACGCTGGCGTCGAACTCCATGAGGGCATACTTCGTCGACGATGCCAACTACCTCATGGCGTTCCAGAACTTCGCGCTGGCGAACCAGAAGGGCTACGACAAGTTCACAACGATGGCCGTCAACTTCGAGCAGCTGCTCGAGGCTGCTAACCGGACCAGCGAGGACACCATCACCTACTTCGCCATGCACCCTGACTACGACGATATGGGCCGCATGAAGCCAAAGACCATCGGGAAGATGCTCGACAACCAGCTCTGCGTCGAGGGGATGTTCCCCATCGTTCTCGTGGCCGAGCGCATGGAGGACGGCTACAGGTTCGTCACCCAGACGGACGGGACCACGCCAGCGAAGTCACCGATGGGGATGTTTTCCGAGAACGTCATCGACAACGACCTCAAGGCCGTGGACGCGGCCATCAGGGACTACTGGGGGCTCAAGCCCCTCACCGACAACGACAGCAAGGAGGACAACTAATGCCGCACATCAACTGGGGGAGCGTCGAGGAGAAGCGCGTCGGCGGTGGCATCCAGACGCTCCCGTCCGGGGCATACAAGTGCGCGATCACCCGCGCCGAGTACGTGACCACCAAGAGGGGTGAGGACGCGCTCATGGTGGTGTGGGACGTCGCGGACGGCGAGCACAAGGGGCACTTCTCCGACAAGTTCTTCGACGGCAAGGACTTCCGGCACAACGACTACCTCATGCTCGAGGGCAAGGGGCTCGGCATCGCCAAGCACAAGCTCCACGTGCTGGCCGACGCCAACCCCGGCTTCACCCCGTCCGCGTACATCGAGCAGGACCAGACGGCGCCATTCGTCGGCAAGACGGCCTACCTCCTGCTCCAGGAGCGCAAGTACACCTACAACGGGCGCGATCAGAGCGAGACGCGCGTGGTCGACTGGCTCAGCCCCGAGGAGTTCCGCACCGGCGACTTCAAGGTGCCCGACACCATCGACGAGCGCGACGCGTCTGCGTCCCCCGCGCCCGTCTCCGCGCCCCCGGCGCCCGTCATCGACATCGCGGACGAGGATTTGCCCTTCTAGCGCGCGACCCAGACAACCGATCAACCGACGGGGCGCCTGCGGGCGCCCCTCCCATGCCGCGAGGAGGTGAGACGTGGCGGGGTTCTACAAGTTCAGGGCAGAGGACGTCGAGAACCTCGCGGTCCTTCTCGACAACCTCCCCAAGGCCACGTTCCCGAAGCGGATGCGCATGGTGCTGCACTGCCTCGCCTCGACGCACGAGTACGCGGAGTGGGCGCCGTGTCCGTTCTTCACCCTCGGGGTGAGGACGCTCGCCGAGAGGGTCGGCGAGACGCCGGCGAGCGTCCAGAGGTTCTTCTCCCAGATGGAGCGCGACGGATGGATCGTGAGGCTCGGGAAGAGGCGCAACAAGGGTGGCGAGTGGACGCTCAGGACGTTCTTCTGGATGGCCGAGGGTGTATCGCCACACAAGGAAGAACCGATACAGGGGGTGTATCGGCCAAACGATACACCCCAACCTGAAAGCCCAGCAAAAACCGATACAGGGGTGTATTGGTCGGCATCGAAAAAGCCCAGCTCAGAGAGTTGGCCCCGATACACATCAGAAGTCCCAGAAGGGACTTCAGAAGAGGGGTCGCCCGCGCCTGGCGGCGCGGCGCCCCAGACGGCAGAGAGCGCCCTCGCCGAGATATTCAGGATGAGGGACGACGGATGGGAGCCGGAATGGCTGAAGTGACCGAATGGGAGAGGTTCGCCGCAACGCTCGGCGACCCCGTGCAGGACGAGCTCGACTTCGCGGACCCGCCGACCGTCCTCGGGACCGGCGTCGCGTCGCTCGACTCCGTGCTCGTGGGAGGGCTCACGCCCGGGTGCCACGTCCTCATGGCGCCGCCGGGCGGCGGCAAGTCCGCGCTCGCGCTCTTCGTGGCGATGTGTGTCGCCGCGCAGGGAGGGCGCGTGCTCTTCGCCTCGACGGAGATGACGCGCCAGCAGTGCCTCGCGCGCCTCTCGTCGGCCGTGGCGCACACGACGCCTGGAATAACCGACTTCTACTGGTCTGCCTGGGAGCAGATGGGCAGGGAGGCGAGGCGCGAGCTCTCGCGCTACGACATCCCCGACCCGCTCGACCGCGCCGACTTCCTCGGGCGCTTCCCGGCGGTGGCCGCCATGCGCGAGCTGAGGCGCAGGTGCCCCGGGCTCGCCATATCCGACGACGGCCACGTCACGTCCGTCGACGCCCTGCGAGAGACGTGCGCGGACGGCGCGAGGGCCGGGCTCGGCCTCGTAGTCGTGGACTACCTCCAGCGCCTCCGCCCGCCCGACGGGTGCGAACGCGACGACCAGTACCGTCAGGTGACCGAGACGAGCCGCGCCCTCATGCGCATGGCCCGCGAGCTGTCGCTGCCGGTCATCGTCGTGTCCTCGATGAACCGCGAGTCGATGAGGGCGAAGAAGGCGGACATGACGGGGGGCCGAGGGTCGGGAGACATCGAGTACGACGCCGTGACCATCTGGCAGCTGACCGACGGGGAGCGGCATGACGGCGCGGGGAAGAGGCTCGACCTGCACGTGACGAAGAACAGGCGCGGGCCGACGACCACGGGAGGCGAGCCGCTTCACCTCCTCTACGACCCGCATCACAACGTCTTCTCGGAGGTGGATGGGTGATTAAGAGCAAGAGGGTCGACGAGGACAGACGCGGCATCTACTGCCCGATGCGGGGGACCGACGGACGCTGCATCGGGCAGGCGTGCGCGTGGTGGGTGGACGAGGACGAGCGGCGCGGGCACTGCGCCGTGCTCGGCGTGAGGAGGGTTGAGACCGATGGACGAGAGAAGTGACGCCTGCTGCGTCAGCGCCAAGGACCCGTCGTTTCTGGTGTTCGACAGGGACGGCTTTCGTAGCGCGTGCCCGGTGGTGACCATCACCACCGCCGAGTACCGCGAGCTGTGCGGCAAGGCGGCGCTGTGGGACTCCTACAGCGCCGACGTGGAGCGCTGGGCGACGGGCGGCGACGAGTGATGGGCGCGAGGTACTGGTGCCGCCCGCCGATGCGCGGGACGCGCGAGCAGCAGGACAAGTGGTGCGCCGAGATGCGCTCGAGGGGCTACAGCGTCTGGGCCATCGCGCAGAGGCTCGGAGTGAGCGAGAACCGCGTGCTGCGGGCCGTGGAGCGCGTGAGGGCGGGCCGCTATGACGGATGAGGGCCGTCTCTGGGGATTTCAAGGTACGTGCGTGGGCACTCGGTCCACGTAAGCAATTATCGCTCGCCGTAGGGGAAGCACGACGGCGAGATGGACAAGCACAAGGAGGACACGTGGAAGGCAAGCACATCGACCTAGGCGGAGGGTATCGCCTGGCGCGGTTCGACGCTCGGAACTGGAAGCTCCAGCAGTGGAGGGAGCCGAGCGCGAGCCGCGAGGCGTCCGACCGCTCGCCGCGGTGGTTCGACACGGGGAACTTCTTCCAGAATCTCGGACCGGCGCTCGCATGCGTATTCGAGCGGCGGATGCGCGAGGAGGGCGAACAGGACGAGTCTCTGCGCGACGCGATGGAGCGCGCAGAGGCCATCCGCGACGAGCTGGCGGCGGTCGCATGAGCGACGAGGTGCCGCCCCGCGTCCTGCCGCACCCGGTGCGCTGCGAGGACTGCGAGAGCTCAATCAGGGCGCTCCGAGCCTGCCGCTTCGACCGGCTGCACGTGTGGCCGGAGGTCAAGCCCCAGGGGTGCCTCTACTACCGCGAGAGAAGGGACGACAAGTGACCGGACTGGACAGGCTGCGCGGCTACGCGCGGCGCATGGACGAGCTGCACGTGTGGCCGGGCGGCGCCAGGCTGCGCGAGATCGCGGACCAGATAGAGCGGGAGCACGCTGTCGCTGACAAGAAGGAGCACGACGCGGCGACATGGGTGCGCGCCCACGGCGGGCTGGACAACGTCAAGGCCGAGTGGGGCAGCCGGGTGCCCTACGACAAGCACGAGCAGAGGCGCCAGCGCCTGCTCGGCCACATCGCCGAGTGCGAGACGGCGCTCGGGCGCAGGAACCAGCGCATCAAGGAGCTGGGCCGCCGCGTCGGCGACCTCACGCGCGAGAACGCCGAGCTGCGCAAGCGCACGATGCCCGAGGGCTGCGAGTGGCCGCGCTACGAGGACGAGGCACCCGTGAGAATCGGCCACGACGGCGTGAGGGTGGTCGAGCTCTTCGAGGACGAGTACAGGCTGTGGGGCGAAGGAGAGCCGGTCTCCGAGGAGCCTATCGCGACTGGGCTGTACGGCCAGCGCGTCAGGCGCCCCGCCGTCCTCGCAGCCGACGGCGAGCCGCTGGAGGTCGGGCAGACGGTGTGGAGCATCAACGATGGCAGGGAATACAAGGTCGTCATCGTAGACCAGCCTGTCCAATTCGACACGACCTCAATCAAGGTCGATGACGGCAGAGCTGCCGATGGCGTATGGGTGCGTCCCGACAACCTCACCCACCGCGCACCCGTCCTAGCGGCGGATGGAAGGCCACTGCGCGAGGGGGAGCACGTCTGGCACATCGAGACCGGCACTGAGCTTGTGGTCAAGGAGCTTCCAAAGCCCGGAGCGTACCAGGCGGTCGTTGTGTTCGCTCCGCCCGCAAGCCATCTCACGTCCTTTGACCCCGACCAGCTCACCCACGAGCGCCCTGACAGCTGGGAGCGGCTGGAGAAGGACGTGACGCTCTCCGTCGAGAGATACCGAGAGCTCTACGAGATCAAGAAGAGCGACGGAATGACGTGGCCTCAGCTCGTCCGCAAGGACCTCGTGCGCCGCGCCAAGGCGCTGGCGAAGAGGGGGCGGTGATGGCTGATGGCAGAGAGAAGGGGCTCCATCATCACCTGCGACCGCTGCGGCGCCCAGGCCCTCGGCGAGATCGTGACCGAGAGCGGAGTTGGCGTGCCGAGGTACCCGGAGGGGTGGAGGACTGGCGAGAGCGTAATAGGCAGGGGCTACAGGGACCTCTGCCCGACGTGCTCGAGGGAGTTTTTGGAGCTGACAGACAGGTGGTGGAGAGATGAGCGAGACGCTTAGGCCGTGCCCATTCTGCGGGGGCGAGGCTAAGTTCGAGACGTACGGCGGCACCGCCTGCGCCGTCGTGTGCCAGTCATGCCACTGCGGCACGCCGACCATGAGCCTCGTTGACGGTATGGCGGCAGTCAACCGCTGGAACCTCCGCGCGGAGCGGACGTGCCGCCCCGTGGTCGCCAGCGACGGCTGCGGGGCGTGGGGGGTCTACTGCCCCGAGTGCGGGCACACGCTGAGCGGCCCTCACGCAAGCCGGGAGCGGGCGAAGAGGTATGCGGCGAGGCGCGACATCATGCCGCGATACTGCCCCGACTGCGGCGCGAGGGTGGTGGGCAACGATGACCGCTGAGGAGGCCCGAGGCCGCGTGGGCGAGATACGCGCCGAGCTGCGGCGGACGATGAGGCTGCTGTGCAGGCGAGACGTGGACTGGGACGCCGCGGCGGGGTGGCTCTACCGCGCCGAGCGCGACTGCCGCAGGCTCGCGACGGACTGCGTGAGACAGGGAGTGGAGGAGGACGAGAGTGGCTACTGACGACGAGAGGCGGCGCGTGGCGGAGAGGCTGCGGTCGCTCAGGGACATAGGCGGCGGCGTCACCAACATCAACCACGGCTACCTGTGGTCGCTGCTGTGGGCCGCCTCCGGCGAGGAGCTGTCCGGGAGCGATAGGGGAGACTGGTTCGAGCGATTCTGCGCGCGGCTGGCCGACCTCATCGACCCGGATACGACTAGCGATAGGACTAAAACCGCCGAAGATACGACTAAGTGCGACCGCGAGGCGCTGCTGGTGCTGGCGGACGAGATGGACGAGGAGAGGTTCGATGCGGGCACGGCGGCCAGCGATGGCAAGGTGAGGGCTGACCGACTGAGCCATTACGCCCGCCGAATCCGCGAAGCGCTGGGGGTGGACGATGGCTGAGTGCAGGTTCTTTCCCGAGTGCGCGAGGTGCAACGAGGTTGGGGACTCGTGGTTCCCGTGCGAGGGCGGAGCAGACGGGACGCGATGTGAGGACTACGCGCCCATGCCGGACGTAGATGCGCTGCTGGCGCTGGCGGATGAAATCGAGTATGGAGCCTCTTCAGACGATGGTGAGTACCACGACCTGCCGGCAACTATGGTCGCGGCGGTAGCGAGGAAACAAATGGAGTACGCCCGCCGCATCCGCGAGGCGTGCGGCATGGTCGATGCTGGTTGAGGGTTCCGCGACATGCCGTCCCACGTGCTACGATGCTCGAGAGCCTAAAGCGGAGGTGGAGGGTTTGGACACGCCGTCATACACGGACTACGCCAGCGCCGAGGACTTCTTCGAGGCCGTCCGCCACGCCTCCCGCGAGGCGGAGCGCACGCGCCTCACTCTGCTCCGGATGGAGGCCCGCGAGGGCGTCCGCGCCCAGGGCTACGAGCCGCGCGTGACGGTCGGCGGCGAGCGCGACCACATGGCCGCGACCGACTCGCGCATCGACTACGAGGCGCGCATGTCCGAGCGCATCGAGCAGGACTACCGGCTCCTCGACATGGCGTGCCAGGTGCTCTACGGCCGCGAGTCCGGCAAGGGCGGCGTGGACGCGCTCATGGGCTCGGCGGTGGCTGACTGCATCAGCTTTAGGTACGTGGACGCGCGCCCGTGGTCGGAGGTGGCGGCGCTCATGGGCTACAGCAAGTCGCAGTGTCGGAGGTTCTGCCGGCAGGGCATGGACGCGGTGGACTTCTTCGGGTGGGCCAACGTCCTCGGCGGCAAGGGATTGGCGGAAGGATAGACAACGGCGCCCCGTCGGCCACGTGCCGGCGGGGCTTTTTTTATGCCCCGATACCATCAAAAACATGGAACGTTTTGAGCACTCATGAGCACCCGTGACGTGCTTACGGCGTGATATACCTATGGTGCGCAAAAGCGCGAGACAGTCGGGGCCGTCCTTCGGGGCGGCCCTTCGCATGAACGGGGGCGCCAATGAGCCGCCAGGAGCTTGCCCGCATCGCCCTTCGCTACGACACCTCCATGAGCCGCGCCATGCTGCGGGCGCTGGGGCTCGAGCCCAGTGAGCCAGCGCCGTCCGTGGACGCCATCGTGAGCGTGGACCGCTACGAGGGCATCGACTGGTGCTTCCGCAACTTCGGCTCGCCGATGGACATGAGGTGAGCGCTAATCCTCGCTACGCTAACGGCGCCAGGCGCAGGGGCATCAGGGATAGGTGGAGGGCCATCGGGGCGCCGTGCGCGCTGTGCGGCCGCCCCATCGACTACTCGCTGCCGGCCGGACACCCGATGAGCTTCGAGGTGGACGAGATCGTGCCGGTGTCCAAGGGCGGCGACCCGCTGGACTTCGCCAACACGCAGCCTGCTCACCGCATTTGCAACCAGCGCAAGGGCGCGGGGCGCGTCAGAAAGTCGGTCGCAAGGCCAAGCGGGCTTCCGACGAGCCGCGAGTGGTGAGGTGAGGGGGACACCCCCCTCCCCGGACCCGTCAGGCGCGCCCGGGGGCAAAGCGCCGCACCAGAGATGTGTCATTTCCACAGTGGCATTTGAGCCACGTTACAGCGTTTCCACAGCTAGGAGGCTCGCATGACGCTTCTGGAGGCCGTCCGCACCGGTGACAGGCGCACGTCGCTCGTGGCCCTGCGCGATGCGGTGGCCGAGACCATCGACGCGAAGGACTCGGCGCGCGACATCGCCGCCCTCTCCAAGCGCCTCATGGAGGTCATGGCCGAGATAGACGCGCTGCCCGACCCCGAGGCGGAGGCGAGCCCGCTCGACGCGGCGCGCAAGAAGCGCGGGTCGTGAGGCGCGGGCGCCAGACGCCGACCTTCGAGCGCGTGGGCATCTGCGACCACAGCGACGGCCCGGATGCGGTGGCGCTCTTCGAGGGCTACGGCGTGCGCTTCATCCCGGCGCAGGAGTACGAGATGGAGCTCTACCTCGCCAAGAACGAGCTGGGCGAGTGCGAGGCCATCACGATAGGGCTCTCGCGCCCGCGCCAGAACGGCAAGAGCTTCGCGGCGCGCTACTACGCCCTCTGGTGCGCCTTCGTGGAGGGCAGGAGCGTGCTCTACAGCGCGCACAACGGCTCCACCACGCGCAAGATGTTCAAGTTCATGTGCGACTTCATCGAGGGTCACGAGGACTTCCGCCGGAAGCTGAAGCCCGGCGGGCAGGGCGTCTACAAGGCGCAGGGAAGCGAGGGCATCTACCTCGCCGACGGAACCGTAATCGAGTTCTCCACCCGCACCAACAGCGGCGCTCGCGGCGGGACGTACGACGTCATCATCGTGGACGAGGCGCAGGAGCTGACCGACGAGCAGCGCGACGCCATGATGCCGACCACCATCGCGTCTGACTCCGGCGACCCGCAGATGATCTACATCGGCACCCCGCCGAACACGAAGTGCCCCGGAACCGTCTTTCGCGACCTCCACGACCGCGCCCACGCCGACGGTCTGGGCGACGCGTGGTGGCTGGAGTGGGCCTCAACCGAGGTCGGCGACCCGCAGGACGTGGACCGCTGGTACGAGTGCAACCCCATGATGGGATACCGCATCAAGGAGCGGTCCATGAAGAACGCGGCCGACACGACCGCGCCAGACAGCTTCGCCCGCGAGTACCTCGGATGGTGGGACGCATCCACCGCCGCCGTGCAGCACCTCCTGACGGGGGAGGAATGGTCCGCCTGCAAGACCGACGTCCCGCCCGCCGACGGACTCATGGGCGTGGGCGTGAAGTTCGCGCCTGACGGCTCGCGCGTCGCGCTGGCCGTGTGCCTGAAGCCGGACGAGAGCGTCCCCTATGTCGAGGTGGTCAGGGCGTGCTCCACGTCTCGCGGCACCCGCTGGGTGGCCGAGTGGCTGGACGCGCGCAGAGACAAGGTCGCGTCCGTCTCCATCGACGGCAAGCGCGGAGAGAGCACCGTGCAGGCGCTCGCAGACGCGCGCTTCCCGAAGAAGGCCGTCCAAGTGCCGGGCAGCGCCGACGTGGCCAAGGCCTGCTCGATGCTGGTCGAGGCCGTGCAGTCCGGAGTAATCGAGCACTACGGCCAGCCGGACCTCGACGCCGCCGCGACCACGTGCGCCAAGCGTCGCATCGGCGCCGACGGCTTCGGCTTCGAGGACACAGAGACCGGCGACGCCACGCTAATCGAGGCCTGCGCGCTGGCGTACCGCGAGGCCATGACGACCAAGAGAAGGCCCGGGAGAAAGCTGAGGGTCGGATGAACATCGAAGGCATCACGTCTGCGTCCGGCCTCTCAGGGGAGGACAGGGGCGCGCTCGACGAGCTTGTGCAGGTGCACAGTGCCGTCAGCTCGCGAAACTCCATGCTCGACGCCTACTACGCGAGCGAGCATAGGACGCCGTCCATAGGCATAGACAACATCCCTGACAGCGTTGACCCCGGCGTGCGCTGCGACTGGGCGCGCAAGGCCGTCACGTCCGTCTCCGAGCGCGTGCGCATGGACGGCTTCGTGTTCGAGGGAGACTACGATGACACGTCGCTCGACTCCATCGACGCGTCCAACCACATATCTGAGGCGTTCAACCGCCACGTGGCGTCGGAGCTGACGCACGGGTGCGCGTTCGCGACCGTCCAAAGGCAGGGCGGCTCCGTCGCCGTGCGCATGCACTCCGCCGAGACGAGCGCTGCCACCTGGGACACGGCGGCAGGCAGAATCGGGTCCGGCCTCGTGGTAGCCGACACGAGGAAGTACGACTGGGCGATGAGCCCGGTTCCCTCGCAGGTCAACATGCACCTGCCAGGCCGCGTGGTCGTGCTCCGCCGCACTGGGGCCTCGTCGTGGGTCGCCGAGACGCTTCCCACGCCGCTCGACCGGCCGATGATGGAGGCGTTCTGCTACCGAGCCACCGGCACGAAGCCGTTCGGCGAGACGCGCATCACCAAGACGGTGCGCTACCTCGTGGACGAGGTTGAGCGGACGTTGCGCTACATGGCCGTGTCCTCCGCCATCTACGCGGTGCCGATGATCGCGGCGCTCGGCCTCACCGACGAGCAGTTCGACGCGATGGCGCAGAGCAAGTGGCTCCTGCGCGTCGGCTCGTGGTTCCTCTCCACGCGAGACGAGGACGGCAACCACCCGGACCTCGAGCAGTTCGCCGGAGCCTCTCCGCAGCCCTACATCGACGCCATCATGGCGTACGGAAAGCTCTTCTCGGGAGCTACCGGCGTGCCGCTCAACAGCCTCGGCATCGTGCAGGACAACCCGTCGAGCGCCGAGGCCATCGACTCCCAGCGCGAGGACATCTGCACCGCCGCCGAGGACTGCATCGAGTCGAACCGCGTCTCAATGCGCAACGTCGCGCTCATGGCCATGGCGGTGGCAGAGAACACCACGATTGACGGCCTCACCGACGAGCAGCGCTCGGTCATGCCGCACTTCCGCAACCCGCGCACGCCGAGTCTCGCCTCCACCGCCGACGCCATGGTCAAGGTCGCGAGCGTGCTCGAAGGCTTCTCGCAGACGCGCGAGTTCCTGACCGGCATGGGATTCGAGGCGGCTGAGGTCGAGAGCATCAGAAGCCAGCTCAGGCGGGCGCAAGCGCGGTCAACCGCCCTCGCCACGGCGCAGGCTGCACTCGCGCAGAGGCAGGACGGGAATCAGGTGAGCGATGGCGGTATCTCAGGCACGGCTTAACCGGTACCGGGCGGACGTGGACGCATACGGCGACGCAGCCGCGACGTACGTCGAGGAGTACCTTTCCGCGCTCATCGCCGACAACCCGGGCGCTCCTATCTCCGAGATCAGGGACGAGGCCATCGCCGCGATCGATGACTCGCTCAACGCGTTCGGAGACCAGGCGTCGACGCTTGCGCTCGACCTCCTAGAGGAGATGGCCGACAGCTACGGCGTCGCCGTCGAGACGGACATCGAGGACGTCATCCCTTCCGAGATGGTCGACGGAGGGGTGCGCTACGCCGCGCGCAGGCTAGTCGAGGGCGATTCCCCAACGTTCACCCGAGACGTCGCGGACCTGTCGCGCTACTACATCCACCGCAGCGCGTTCGAGAACATGGAGCGAAACTGCGCGCGGAACGACCTCAGGTACGCCCGCATCCCGAGCGGCCGCGAGACGTGCGGCTTCTGCTTCATGCTCAGCTCGCGCGGCTTCGTCTACCGCAGCGAGAAGACGGCAGGGAGCACGCACGCGTACCACGACCACTGCGATTGCGTGATCGTTCCGGGCTTCAAGGACCTCCCTGCATCGGAGCAGGTGGAGGGCTACGATCCTGACGCAATGCTGGAGAGGTGGCACGAGTGCCAGGACACCGTCGGTACTGACGCGGAGCTTCGCGAGCGCTGGAAGTCCATGACGGACAAGCAGCGCGCCCGCTACAAGGGTAGGAGCGACGGAGAGCGGTACCGAAGGTTCGCCAACGCGCAGGCCATCCGCGAGGCTGAGACGCGAGACTTCCGGTGGCTGAACACCGGGGAGCCGCCGAGAATAGACACGTCGAGCTACTCAAGGAAAAAGCTCAAGAGGCTGAAGCGCGAGCATTCTCACGAATGGGATGGGTACGTCGCTCTTTCCGAGAACGGCGTCAAGCAGAAGCTGGACGCAGAGGACCGCTCCGCCTCCGCGAACATCGACTTTGAATGGATAGCCGATTCCGGGCGTCAATACTGGGAGCTTAAGACGCCGGAGCGAGACGAATGGGCCCTCGTGAAGTTGCTCGAGGAGGGCTACTCGAAGTGGGAGAGGCTCTCGGCAAATGACGCGAGATTGCCGGAAGAGTTCGACTTGTCAAATCTTGGCAACCCGAGAATGGTGATTGATAACCGGTTCAGCGACATGAGCGATTCGGATGCGGAGCGCATTGTATACGAGCAGATGACCTATCTGACATCAAATGGATCCTTTGACTTTAGCGAAGCCGTCCTAATAACGAAAGACGGAAAGCTCAAGCGTCTGATAAACGAGAAAAGCGGCTCCTAAAGCTCTCTCGAGCGCCCCGGGCCACCCGGGGGGGAACCGCTACTAGAAGTATACCCCATCGGGGCGTGGCGGAACGGCAGACGCGCGTGCCTCAGGAGCACGTGGAGGAATCCGTGCGGGTTCGAGTCCCGCCGCCCCGACCAGAGGAGGCCGCATGGCGGAGAAGATGGTAAGCAATCACGACCCAAACAAGGTCATTCGACCAATTGTCCGCAGGACGGTCGACGCGAGGCGCGACTTCTGCGACCACATCCGGCTGGTGTGCGCGACCGTCGCGGCTAACGCTGAGAACTATCTACCTGACTCGATTTACTCGGCATCGCCGGGCGAGATGGTCATCCGCATCCCGCTCGACGGGCTTCCGTCGGTCGAGGTCAGCACTGAGACGTTCCTGGAACGCGAGTAGCGCCCACCCATCAACGAGAAATCAGCCCCGCACGGGGCTTTTTTCATACCTGGCCGCAGCGATGCGGCCTTTTTCATGCCGCGGCCCCGCACGGGGTCAAGACGAGCGCCGCACGGCGCTGAAAGGGGGCCACATGGCCGAAGCACAGGGCACGGAGCCCACACCCGCCGAGCCGACCGGCACGGAGCCGCACGGCACCGAACCGATGGAGCAGACGGTCAGCAAAGCGGAGTACGACAAGCTGCTCGCGGAGTCCCGCAAGTGGGAGGCGCGCGCCAAGGAGAACAAGGACGCCGCCAAGCGCCTCGCCGAGCTGGAGGGCGCGTCCAAGACCGACGCAGAGAAGATGGCCGACGCCATCAAGCGCGCCGAGGAGGCCGAGGCGAAGGTGGCCGACTACGAGCGCGAGGCCGAGCGCGCCGGCATCGTGGCCGAGGTCGCCGCGGCAAAGGGCGTGGACGCCGACTGGCTGTCGCGCATGTCCGGCGACACGCGCGAGGACATCGAGGCCAACGCCGACTTCCTCGCGTCAAAGCTCAGCGGCCAGCCCATCTACCCGAGCGTGCCCGACAGGGGCCAGGCGAAGACGCCCCCGATGACGAAGGAACAGATCGAGTCAATCAAGGACCCGCGCGAGCGCGTACGGATGCGCGCCCGCCACATCGACCTATACAAGTAAAGGAGGCAGCACATGGCTGCTCTTGACAACACCATCCTCGCCGAGAACATCGCCAAGGCGCAGGACATCGAGATGATCACCCGCTTCAACGGGGAGATGGACCGCCTCACCGAGGTCCTTGGCCTCTTCCCGCCCGAGATCGTCGCAGCGGGTACTGCGATGTTCCAGTACTCCGTGACCGGCAACCTCAACGCGACCACCGTCGCCGAGGGAGACGAGGTGCCGCTGTCCGAGTACAACGTGACCGCCAGCCAGCTCGACCCCATCACCATCAAGCCGTACCGCAAGCTCACCACCGCCCAGGCCATCCTCAAGGGCGGCTACGAGAACGCCATCGCCAAGACCGACCGAAAGATGATCGGTCAGGTGCGCAACGGCATCCTCACCGACTTCTTCACCTTCCTCGGCAACGGCACCGGCACGGCGACCGGCGCGGGCCTTCAGGCCACGCTGGCGCAGGCCACCGCGAAGATTCAGGACGAGACCGAGAAGAACGACGACTTCTCCGGCTCCATCGTCTACTTCGTGAACCCCTACGACATCGCCGACTACCTCGCCAACGCGCAGGTGACCACCCAGACCGTGTTCGGCATGACCTACATCCAGTCCTTCCTCGGGGTGGAGAACGTCATGGTCACGAACAAGGTCACCGCAGGCACCATGTTCGCCACTCCGGTCGAGAACATCCACATCTACGGCATCGACTTCTCGACGCTCGGCGACGCAGGGCTCGCGTACACCACCATGGACGGCTCGCTCATCGGTGTGCACCACGAGGGCGCCTACAACCGCACGTCCTCCGAGACCTACGTGCTCTCCGGCGCGCTGTTCCTGCCCGAGTACAAGAACTACATCGTCAAGGGCACGATTACGGACCCTACGGAGTAGGGGGCGGTGAAGCGGGCGCGGCGGCACTCTCCGCGCCCTCCGCACCCCTGCCCGACGCCGGCAGCACCGTCGCGGAGATTCGCGCGTTCGCGGACGCGCGCGGCATAGACCTGCCGGCGCGGGCGAGGAAGTCGGAACTTCTGGAAATCATCAAGGAGGCATAATGGCAATCCTTCGATTCAAGAACGTCGAGGACGCGCCCGCCGACGGTCAGGCCGTGCAGCTCGTCCACATCGACGGGCTCCCGTCCGGAGGCTCGACTCCCGGCGACAACTCAATCACCACGGCCATGCTCCAGGCAAACGCCGTGACGAATGCGAAGATCGCGGACGGGACCATCCAGGCCGCGAAGCTCGCATCCGGCGTAATCCCGACGCCGCCCGGCAACGCTTCCACGGCCACGGCGGGCGTCGTGAAGATGGCTTCCGCCGTGGTTGACGTGAGCGCCGCCGACGCGACCACCGCCGCGTCCGGCACCACCGTCGACCCGACCGAGTTCGCCGCCGTCGTGACGCTGGTCAACGAGTGCAAGACGAAGCTGAACGCCCTGCTCGCTGCCGAGCGCACGGCGGGGCAGCTCTCGAACTAGGGCGGATGGCATGGAGCCATTCGCCACCGTCGAGCAGTACGAGGCGCGGTACGGCGAGGTGGAGGACCAGCAGCAGGTGGAGACCCTGCTGGGTGACGCGTCGGCGTTCATCGCCAAGCAGCCCGGCTTCAGCCTGCTCGGCCTGGACGACGACGGCTACGACCTTCAGCAGGCGAACCTCGTGCGCGTCACGTGCGCCGTGGTGCACCGCTCGCTGATGTCCGGCGACCTGTCAGGGTTCTCCCAGGTCAGCGAGAGCGCAGTCGGAATCTCTGCGAGCGCGACGGTCTACAACCCCGGCGAGGACTTCTACCTGACCCGGGCCGACCGCGTGTCGCTCGGCCTCTCCGGGGGCCGAGTGGGCATGACCGACCCGTACGGGGAGGCGTGACATGCCGCGCATACCTCCGCTCGGCCTGCTCAGCGGCCGGACCGTCACCGTGCTGACGCCAAAGACCACCTACGACGAGCACAACGAGCCCGTGACCGAGTGGGAGCCGACCACGGTGGACAACGTCCTCGTGGCCCCGGGCTCAACGTCCGACGTCACGGACGCGTCGCGCCCGTCAGGTACGCGCGTCGACGTCACGTTCGGCTTCCCAAAGACCTTCTCCGCGCGCCTGAGAGGGTGTCGCGTCGAGGTGGGGGAGCGCACGTACTCGATTGTCGGAGACCCGGTGCCGAACATGGCCGAGAACTGCCCCACCGAGTGGTGGTACACGGCAGAGGGGGTGGCGGTCGATGGCTAGCGCGAGGTTCGTCCCCGACTTCGGGGGATACCAAGACGTCCTTGACTCGGACGGCGTGCAGGGAGTCCTCGACGACTACGCGGAGCGCATCCAGGCGCGCGCCACGTCCGCCCTATCGCCGGACTGGGGGGAGCCGCCTGAAGATGAGCACTTCACCGTGGGGGACTTCGGGACCAAGACCGGGTCGACCGGTCGATACGTCCGCTCGGTCACCGAGCACGCGCGGCGTGCCGAGGCCAGGGACAAGGTGCTCACCAAGGCGCTCCGCTCGGCATGAGAGGGGTTGATCGCGTGGACGCAGCCATGGTCGTGTCCGACTACCTCAACTCGCGCGACCTCGGGGCCGAGTCCTACCTCGCCGTCCCCGCCGTGCGCCCCGCGACGTTCCTCGTCGTGGAGCAGACCGGCGGCTCGAGCGACGAGGGCCTCGGGTGGGACGTATACGCCGACGTCGACTGCTGGGCGCCCACGAGGGCCGAGGCGGCGAGGCTCGCCGACGCTGCCTGCGACGCCCTGCTCGAAATGCCGGCGCACGTGACGAACGTCTTCGGCGTCGAGGTCACGAGCCTCTACGGCAACCCGGACCTCGAGTCATCGCCCCCGCACCCGCGCTACACGGTCGGAATCAACATCACAGCAGTCTGACGGGCCCCTCGGGGCCCTTCTTCGTAAGGAGGCAAAATGCCCGTCACCAACAACTCGACGGCCAACACCGGCTACGCAAAGTTCAAGCCAGGCGCGTACTTCTTCGTCGCGCCGTACGGCACCACCCTGCCCACCGACAACTCCACGGTGCTCGACGAAGCCTTCAAGAACATGGGCTTCATGGGCGACCAGGGCTTCGTGTTCTCGAACTCCAGCTCCACCAACACGGGCCGCGACGCGAACGGCGACGCCATCGCGACGAGCGCCGGCGAGGTCGAGAAGACCCTCCAGTGCGTCTTCCGCGAGCTCAAGGCCGACGGCCTCAAGGTCGTCTACGGCCAGGGCAACGTCACCGACGCCGACGGCGTGCTCACCGTCCACGACAAGGGCCCCAACTCCGAGGTCTACTCCGGCGTCATCGAGGCCCTGCTCGCCGACGGCCGCAAGGACCGCAAGGTCATCCCGCAGATGGTCCCCAACCAGCTCGGCTCCGAGACCATGGCCTACACCGAGCTCGTCGGCAAGGACATGACCTTCGCCGTGCTGCTCGACGGCACCCTCGGCGACTACTACGTCGACTACATCGACTCCACCGAGACCGAGGCCGCGTGATGGCCGGCGACAAGGGAAGGGCTCGCACCGTCGAGGTCGACGGCGTCGAGGTGACCGTGTCCATCGACCCGACGGACGACTACGAGCTCGCGACGTGCTCGATGGTTATCCACGACCCGGACGCGAGCGAGCATGACCGCAGCCGCGCGGTTGCGCGCAGGAACGTGCTCGTCCTCGGCGACGGCTACCAGGCCGCGCTCGACGCCCTGCGCGAGGCGCACGGCGGCGAGCTGCGCGTCGCGACCGTCAACCAGTTCGTCTCCAAGGTCATCAGGGCGGTGGCGGAGGCAAAAAACTAGTCGCGCTCGGCGCGGCGCTGGCCCTGCACGAGGGCGAGCTCCGCGCCGACGTGCGCCGCTTCTACGGGTGCTCGGTCGACGACTTCGGCGGCCCCGTCTCGTGGAGGGACGCCGCCGCCATGGCCGCGCACCTGCCCTCCGACAGTGCTCTCAGGCGCGCCGAGGGTGACGGGTGGAGCGAGGCCGAGCGCCTGCTCGCCGAGATAGCCGACAGCACGGCAGTCATCCGCTGGCAGCCGACGAACCACTCGATACCCGGGAACGACAAGCCGCCAAGGTGCCGCAGCCCGAGGGAGCGCGAGCGAATCGTCGAGGACGAGCTCGCGTACACGCCCGAGTACATGGACTGGATGGCCAAGCGCCTCGGCGTGGAGGGGAGGGTGTAGATGGCAGCAAAGGGCAAGGCCTCGAACGTAGGCAACGTCTACGTCACCGTCGTTCCGACCATGCGCGGCTTCGCCAAGGAGATGAACAGGCAGCTCTCCGGCGTGAACGTCACGCAGACGGGGCGAAAGATAGGAGAGTCGCTCGGAGGCAGCATCGTAACCTCGCTCTCCGACAAGCTCGTGTCCGGGGGCAGAGCCCTCCAGGGATTCGGCAGGAGCGTCGCGGACCTCGGCGGCAAGCTCACGACGGGGCTCACGCTCCCGCTCGCGACCGCGACCGCCGGCGTCGGCGCCTTCGCCCTCTCTACGGCCTCGGCGGCCGAGACCACCGAGATCAGCTTCACCACCATGCTCGGCTCCGCGGAGGCGGCGCGCGACATGATGGACGAGCTGGCGGACTTCGCCGCGCACACGCCCTTCGAGCTGTCCGGCCTCCAGACCGCGACCCGGCAGCTGCTCGCCTACGGCTTCACGGCCGAGGACGTCATCCCCATGCTCACGGCGGTCGGAGACGCCACCGCGGCGCTCGGCACCGGGCAGGCGGGCATCGAGAGCGTCACGCGCGCGCTTGGGCAGATGCAGACGCGCGGCAAGGTCAGCGCCGAGGAGATGCTCCAGCTCACCGAGGCGGGCATTCCCGCGTGGGAGTACCTCGCCGAGGCAATCGGCACCGACACCGCCGGGGCCATGCAGGCAGTCACGGACGGCGCCGTGAGCGCCAGCCAGGGCATCAAGGCCATCACGCAGGGCATGGAGCAAGACTTCGGCGGCATGATGGAGTCGCAGTCCAAGACCGTGGCCGGCCTCATGTCCAACCTCGCTGACGCCATCCAGCAGCCGCTCATGGAGCTGCGCGACACGGACGCGTACGCTGACTTCGCGGACGCGCTCGAGGACGTCGTCGACGCCGCGGGCCCGTTCGTGGAGTCCCTGCTCCCGCACCTTGAGGACGGCCTCTCTATCGTCTCGGACGTGCTCGAGGGCGCTGCCGACGCCATGGAGTCCTTCTCGGACATGAGCAAGGAGGGCCAGTCGCAGCTAATCGGGCTCGTGACTCAGGCCGCCCTGGCAGGGCCCGCGCTCACCGTCATGGGTCGCGGCATCCAGGGCGTCGGCACCCTCATGCGAGGGGCCGGCGGCGCCATCAAGACGGGCACGACGCTCGTGGGGAAGCTGTCTGACGGCCTTCTCGACCTCGCGACATCCCCGAAGACCGCAGACACCGCGCTCGGCAGCCTCGCCGGAACGCTGTCAGGCATGTCAGGGCCGATAGGCGTCGTAGTCAGCCTCGCCGGGGCGGCCCTCGTACCGGCGCTCGTCGGGATGGCCCAGGAGGCTGCCGAGGCGGCAGAGCACCAGCAGCTCCTTGCCGACGCCACCAGGAGCGCATCCGAGGTTATGGGCGACGCCCGAGGCGCCGCCTACGGGCTCGGCGACGCCATAGGCTCAATCGAGCCGGACGTCGACGGCGTGCTCGAGAAGCTCGCAGACGTCAACGAGTCGGTCGGGGGCGCGTTCTCCGACGTGTACGTGGACGAGGCGAAGCTCGACCAGTACGTCGACGCGATAGAGCAGCTTGCGAACAAGACCGACCTCAGCGCGACCCAGCAGTGGCGCCTCAGGGAGGCCGTCGACGGCTACAACGACATCGTCGGAACGCAGTACGAGGTCATCGACGCCGTCAACGGCAAGATTGCAGACCAGGACGGCGTGATCCAGAGCAACACCGACCAGATCAACGCGAACGCCGACGCCTGGCGCGCGAGGGCGAAGGCCGAGGCGTACCAGAACGTGGCAACCCAGTACATGGAGGCCGAGGCCGAGGCCGCATACAACCTACAGGTCGCACAGGAGCAGCTCAACGCGAACCGCGAGCGCTACAACGAGCTCGCGAACACGCCGAACAAGACCGGCGAAGAGATACTCGAGTACAACAGGCTCAAGGGCGAGATAGCCGACTGCGAGCAGAACGTCTCCGACCTCCAGTCCGCCTACGACACGGCGGCGTCGAGCGCCGACCAGTTCGGCGAGTGGGCTGAGATCAACGCCTCCGACGCGAGCGACGCGACGAAGAACGCCGCGATGTCCATATCGACCAGCATCAACGACATGGGAGAGTCCTTCGAGTCCTCCCTGTCGGGGATGGGATACGACGTCAACGAGCTCTCGCTTAAGCTCGCCGAGGCCCAGGTGTCGACCGCAGAACTCGAGGCGATAGGCTCCGGTCACCTGCGCACCCTCGCGGACAACGCCGAGGGAGACGTCGACCGCATGGTCTGGGCCATCGACAACTGGAACAACGTCCCCATCATCGAGAAGGACGGGACCGTCCGCATCGAGGACTCGCAGCTCATCGACGCCCAGGGCAACGTCTACACGTGGAACGGGACGGACCTGGTCGACCAGGACGGAAACGTGGCGGTCGACGACATAGAGCTCGTTGACGCTCAGGGTCGCGTATGGACGTGGAACGACAGCACGCTGGAGCTCAAGAGCACGGCGGTCACCGTGGACACGTCCGGCATCGACTCGGCCCTCGTCAAGTGGCAGCGTGCCAGCTTCCCGTACAAGGTGACCGGCCTGACCATCAACTACGGGTCGAGCGCCGGCGGCCGCGGCCCCGGCATGTCGACTCACGCGGCCGGTGGCATCCGTCCGCACGCCGACGGCGGCGTCATCGCAACCAAGGCCGTGCCGCTCGACATCGTGGGCGAGGACGGCGCCGAGGCCATCGTGCCGCTCACGAACCGGCGCTACAGCCAGCCCTTCGTCGACCTCATCGCCGAGGGCGTGACGAGGAAGTATGACAACGCCGAGGTCGTAGCGGCAATCAACGCCCTGCGCCGGGACATCTCCGAGGTCGGGGTCTACCTCGACAGCGGGAGGCTCGTGGGCGGCATCTCGCGCGACATGAACAAGACACTCGGCAGGTTCCAGAGGAGGGGGTCCCTCGCATGACGCCAGCCTTCGAGGTCACGTGGGGTGACGTCGCCCTCTGCGAGACGTACGGACTGTTCGTCGAGGCCTTCGAGGAGACGCCACCGGCGCCCAAGACCTACGTCGTGGACGTGCCGGGCGGGCAGGACATAGACCTGACCGAGGCGCTCACGGGGCACACCGCCTACTTCAACCGCAGGCTCACGCTCTCGCTCTACTACGACGGGCGCACGGGAGACGGGTGGGCGCAGGTCGCCACCGACCTGAAGACGCTGCTCCACGGCATGCGCTCGGAGTTCACGCTCTCGTGGGACCCGGGCTACACCTACACGGGCAGGGCGTCCGTGACGGCCATACAGTACCTGCCTCGAAGATCGTGCAGGGTGACCGTCGAGATCGACGCCGAGCCGTGGAAGCTCAGGGAGGTGCACACCACGACCGTCTCGGCGGTGGGCGGCGTGACCGTCCACTGCCAGGGCGGCCGCCGCCCCGTCCACCCGCTCATAACCTGCAACTACCCCGTCACGGTCGACTTCGAGGGCGCCGAGTTCACCGTGCCGGCGGGCCAGACCTACCGCATGGCCGACGTGACCCTCACCGAGGGAGACAACGCCATCTGGCTCAACATCTACCACTTCCGCACGGCCACGTGGGCCGACGTGTCCGGCCAGACGTGGGCGAGCGTGGCGGGAACCCCGTGGGCTCGCATCGTCGTGGCCGACGGCGAGACCGGCGCCGACGAGTTCACGGGCGACGGCTCCGTGACGCTCCAGTGGAGGGAGGAGTACCTGTAGTGGCCTACCGCATCCTCGTGGACGGCGAGCTGCTGTGGGACGCGGTGTCCGACACCGACGTGGTGTCCTCCGCGTCAATCTCGCAGGCCGTCAACGCCGCCGCCTACCTCGACATGGAGGTGTCCCCGGACGCCGCCCCGCGCGTCTCCGAGGGCTCCTCCGCGATAGAGGTGCGCTGGGGCGCGACCACGCTCTTCCACGGGCGCGCGACCGAGGTCTCGCAGGGCACCGAGGGCACGTGGCGCGTCTCGGCGGTCTCCGACGTCGACCGCCTGAACGACGTGCTCGTCCGCCCGCACTCGACCTCCGGCGACGTGGGTGACAAGTGCCCCGACACGCCCGGCGCCTACTTCGCGTGGCTCGTCGCGCGCTACGACGAGCGCGCCGTGGGCGGCTACCGAATCGACGTGCGCGTCAACCAGGGCGACCAGCTCGCCGACGGGGCCATCTCGGTCAGCGACGACTCGTGGCCGACCGTGGCCGCCGCGATGGAGGACGTCGTGCTCTCCCGTGGCGGCTACCTCGACTTCACGCCGTACGCGGGCGGCGGTGTGATAGACCTCTACGCGGACCTGCACGACGCCAACGCGCAGCTAGTCGACCTCGGCGAGAACGTGACGGACATAACCGTGACGCGCTCCACCGACGCGCAGAGGACGGCGCTCGTGCCGTACGGCTCCGACGACGACGGCAACGAGTGGACGCTCTCTGGCGCCACCGAGGCCGACCTCAAGCTCGTGCGCAACGCCGGCTACTCCGTCTTCGGGGACGCCGTCTACGACGGCTCGTACGTGGCCGAGTACGGCTACCGCGAGGAGAGGCGAGAGTTCCCCGGCGTGACGTCGGTGGCCGAGCTAATCCGCGAGGCCATCCCGTACCTGCGCACGATGGTCGCGCCGACGCTCACCGTGGAGTGCAGGGCCGTCGACATGGCCCTCTACCGCGAGGGCTACGAGCACCTGCGCGTGGGCCAGGCGGTGCGCGTTCGCTCGGAGCCGCACGGCGTGGACGAGTACCTCGCCGTGCAGGACATGGCCCTCGACCTGCTCGACCCGTCGCAGACCGCCTACACGCTCGGCGTCTCCTACGACACGCTCACCGGCTCGCAGTCGGCCTACCTCTCCCGCCTCAACGGCGAGATCAACCACGCCCTCGACCGCGTGACGGAGGCCGAGGACTCCATCAGGCACGTCGTGAACGACGTGGACGTGGAGTACTACGTCTCCGACTCCCCGGACGAGCCCGTCGGCGGCGAGTGGGGCGTGGGCACCGTGACGGCGGTCGACAACAAGTACGTCTTCTCGCACCTGAAGAAGCAGAGCGCCGACGGCACGGTCGCCATCTCCGACCCGACGCTGCTCACCACGCAGGTGCGCCACTCGCTCCAGCTCCACCGCGACCTCGGGGACGAGGTCGTGTGGGTCAGCTACGTCGCGGCCAACTACGACGTCACGGACGATGCCGCCGGCATCGTGCGCATCTACGGCCAGATGGGCGGCTGGGAGGCCGAGGAGCAGGGCGCGGTCACCGTCGCCTTCGGCTTCCAGGACAGCGCGTACCAGGCGGCAGGGGACGGCGAGTCGCTCGCTGGCGTGGGCGTGGTCACGGAGAAGTCCTCCGACATCGACCTCGGCCGCGCCGACATCGTCTCCTACGTGGACAACGGGCGCGTGGGCGTCTACGTCCGGCTCACCGGCAAGGTGCTCGTGAACCTCTACGCCGACGGCGAGGGCTTCTCCACGCCCTTCGTCGAGCTGACGAGCGAGCCGTCCGGCACCAAGGTCTTCGACCTCGCCGACGCGCAGACCACCTACGAGAGCGCCATCCTCCAGGCCGACAACGCCCTCAGGCTCTACGTCGCCGCCACCTACGCCACGCAGGGGCAGCTCGGCGAGGTCGAGTCCGCCTTCGACGTCCGCGCCAACCAGATAGAGGCGAGCGTCTCCGAGAAGATGGACACGAGCGTCGCGAACCAGACGTTCGTCAACCAGTCCACGTTCGACCAGTTCAGCGACTCCATCACTACGACGGTCTCGGAGACCGTCCAGACGGCGGACGAGGCGTACACCAAGGCATCCCAGGTCGAGCAGACCGTCGACGGCATCGAGGTAACGCTCACGGAGGTGCAGACCACGGCCGAGGGCGCCGCGAGCGCGGCAAGCTCCGCCCAGTCAACGGCGTCCAGCGCGCTCACGACCGCCAACGCGGCGAGCGCGGCAGCGACCAACGCGGCGAAAGTGGCCACCAACTACCTCAGGTTCGACTCGTCCGGCCTGTGCGTGGGCAACCTCACGTCCTCGTCGCTCGGCATGAACACCCTCGTCGCGGCGGCGAAGGTCGCGCTGCGCAACGGCACCACGGAGCTTGCGACGTTCTCGCCGACGCTGGTTGAGCTGGGGAAGAACAGCACGTCGGCGCAGATAAAGATGTGCGGGGGAACCGGCACCGTCGGTTACCGCGGCATCGCCAACGGCGTCAACCCGACGCGCAACATGCCCTACCTCATCGGCTCGGAGTCAGGCGGCGCGTTCATCGGCGCGACTGTCTCGACCGACTCGTCAAGCGGCATGAAGACAGCCTTCGCCCACTTCGACGGCCCCTCGCAGGTCGCGACCATCGCGGGCAAGGGCGGGACCAACATCGGCACCGGCAAGGTCATGGGACCTGTGGCCGTGCGCGGCACCTCGTTCAAGTACAACAGCTACAACGTCCTCACGGATAACGTGGCTTATGTAAGCAACGGCTGGAACGTGCTCAGAGTCGGCAAGCTGGTCATCTGCTCGCGCACGTGGCGCAGCTCCTCGAACATGGCCTGCAACATCGCGTGGGGCAGCTGGCTGTACTCGAACCTCGTGCAGCTCCCGGCCTACCCGGTGACGTTCGCCGCCGCCCCGGCGTCCCACGTCGAGTACGTGGCCGGTGACGACGGCGCGAACGGTGACGGCATCGTGCTCAGGCAGGGACCGGGCAAGACCGCCAGCCGCCCCGGCTCGGTCTACCTCGTGCGCCCGTCCGGCGCGGCGTACACGTTCGGCCACCCGACCTTCGCCATCACGGCGATAGGGACCGTGGCCTAGAGCCCAGCCACGATCAGGTAGTTGAGCCTCACGTTGCCCGACCCGCCGCCGATGAGCGTGACCTGACATAAGCCACAAGAGATTGGAGTCCAAATGACGTTCTACGGCGTTCTCGCCGGGGGCTCGGTGGTGCTCACCGACTCGGCGCACGGCAGGCCGGTCGTGGCCACCGAGCCGCCCGAGGCACCCGTGGGCTACGTGGCCCGCGACTCGTGGGTGGACGACGGCGCTACCATCACCCAGACGTGGAGGTTCTACCCCGTGGAGGGGACCGAGCAGGAGGCCGCGCTGGCGCTGTCGCGGATGCAGTTCATGAGCCTGCCCGACGAGGCGGCATACGAGCTGCGCGCGCTCGCGCAGGAGTACGTGGACGGCATGACCTGCTACGGCGAGGGCAACGCCGAGGGGATGCCCGTCACGCGCGTCAAGTACGCGGGCGAGCTGTACCGCTTCATCGGCACCGGCACCCAGGTCATGCAGCCGGGTTGGAACCCGGTCAGCGCCCCGTCGCTCTGGGCGCGCATCCTGCCGGGGCAGGAGGGGAGCGACCAGACTGGCCCGCAGCCGTGGGAGCAGCCGGGTGCGACCAACGGCTACAAGGAGGGCAACCAAGTGACGCACAAGGGGCACCTCTGGGAGTCCACGGCGAACGACAACGTGTGGGAGCCGGGGGCCGTGGGCGCGCCGTGGAAGGACCTCGGACCGATTGACGGGGGTGACGCCTGATGCCGACCACGAACCTGGGCCTCGCGACCATCAATCAGTCGGACAACATCAGCCCGGCTCCCATCAACCAGAACATGGAGAAGATAGACGCGCTCGGCGTGGACTACATCGTCTCGCAGGGCACGTTGGGAAACTGGCGCTACCGGCGCTGGAAGAGCGGAACCTACGAGTGCTGGGGAAAGTTCACGCAGCAGAACGCGTCGCCGAACGTCTCTGGGACGTCGGTCGGATCATTCTCCATGCAGTACCCGATAACGTTTTCCGAGCCGCCGCAGACGTTCGTGTCTGCACGGCAGGACGGGAGGCCGCAGGCGTACGTCGGCTACGTCGAGCATAGGACTACCGACGCGACGTGGTACGTCTGCGACATGCAGACGGGTGCTGACCTCGAATGCAACATCTACGCCATCGGCCGCGTGAGCTAGGGGGGCGGGCATGCAGCCTAACGACAGCTTCTGGGAGGGCGTCGGCGCGGGTCTCTCCTCGGCGGACGGCACCGTGCTCGTCGTGTGCGTGGCGCTGGTGGCCGTGCTCTTCGTGGTCGTGAGGTGGGGCCTGCCCACCTACAAGGAGCTGCGCGAGAAGCGCCTCGACATAGAGCGCATGCGCGCCGAGAGCGACGCCGAGCGCGTGCGCGCCAACCAGGCGCTCGCAGATGCGCAGGCCCAGACGAACATCCTCGTGGACGGCATGAGGCAGAGCCTCGACGCGTCCACGGCGCACACCGACGTCCTCGTCGCCGAGCTTCGAGCCTCGAGAGAGCGCTCCCGCGAGATGAGCGAGGACGTGGAGCACATCGTCCAGACCACCGACCACACCGACGGGCTGGTGGAGGACATACACAGGCACCTCTTCAGAGAAGGGACGGACTAATGAGCTACATCATCCCGGAAAAGGCGTACCAGGTCATCAAGTGGGCGGTGCTCATCGTGCTGCCCGCCGTGGCCACGCTCGTGTCCACCGTCGGCCCCGTGTGGGGCATGGACTCCGAGCTGTGCAAGGCGGTCACCACCACCATCACCGCAGCCTCCGCCTTCGGCGGCGTCGTACTCGGCGTGAGCGCGGCGACGGCGAAGCCGGTCGACGGGGGCGACGCCGATGCCTAGGCTCTATGTAATCGCGGGGCACGGCGCGGGAGACCCCGGCGCATGCGGCAACGGCTACACGGAGGCCGAGCGCGTGCGCGCGCTGGCCGCCGCCATCAAGCGGCGCGGAGGGGACTCCGTGGTGCTGCTCGACACCTCGCGCAACTGGTATGCCGACAAGGGGATCAACCAGCTCTCCGTCCCCAAGGGCGACTGCCTGGTCGAGCTGCACATGGACTCCTCCGCGCCGAGCGCGAGGGGCGGGCACGTCATCATCAAGGCGGGCATCGGAGGGGCCGACGCCTACGACCGGGCCATCCGCGACTTCATCGTCCAGTACTTCCCGGGCCGCAGCGTCACCATCGACGAGCGCTCCGACCTCGCAAACCCGAACCGCGCCTACGCGCGGGGCATCAACTACCGCCTGGTCGAGAACGGCTTCATCAGCAACGCGAAGGACGTCGCGACCTTCAACGCCCACGTCAACGACCTGGCCGACTGCTACCTCGCGGCCTTCGGCATCAAGGCGAGTGGGACCGCGACGAAGCCCGCCGAGCCGGTCAGGGTCCCCATCGAGGCCGAGGACGAGGCGCTGTACCGCCTCTACAACCCCAACAACGGCGACCACCTCATCACGCCGAGCCACGCCGAGGCGGAGACCGTCGCGGGCATGGGCTGGACCTACGAAGGCATCGCCGGGCACACCGGCGACGGCGACGAGGTGTACCGCCTCTACAACCCGAACGACGGCATGCACATGCTGACCGCGAGCCACTCCGAGCACGACAGCCTGGTCAAGGCCGGGTGGCTGTGCGAGGGCGAGAGCTTCCGTACGGGCACCAAGGCGGACATGTTCCGCCTCTACAACCCGAACAACGGGGCGCACCACTTCACCACGGACGCCTCCGAGCGCGACAGCCTCGTCAAGGCAGGGTGGAAGAACGAGGGCGTCGCCTTCAAGGTCGACTAG